TTGATTGGTTCCCGTATGTACTACCTACAGTGGTATGTGTAACATTCATAGTAGGGGCCGAAATATTACCGCTAGAGGTTAATCCAGTTAGTGTACCTACTGATGTTAGACTACTTGCTGTAACACCACTGGCTAAGGTACTACCAGTCAATGAACCTGCTGGAGCAGCACCGCCGATACTCAAACTACTTGCTGTACCAGTTAAACTGGTACCAGCGCCACTAAATGTAGTTGCTGTAACTGTACCGGTTACACTTACGCCGGATGATGTAACGTTGGCAATTGGTGTGTTACTTGCCCAAAGACTTTGGTAACCATTTTGACTTGATGCACCACGAACATATTGTGTAAAGCTATCCCAACCAGCGGTATTATAGTTAATACCAAAACGTGCCACTTCACTACCAGTAGTATTATATCCTACTCCGTTTTGTGCTGTTAATTGGAAGTTAACATCACTACCGTGTGTAAATATTGCAGTTGCGGTATTGGCTGTGGTTAACGAATAGTTAACTAGACCACTAACAGTCAAACCAGTTAATGTGCCAACTGATGTTATGCCGCTTGCGCCAGTATATCCCGGCAAGTAGGCAGCCACGTTGGTGTTAGCATACCCAGCTGGTAGGCCTGTTAGCAAACTACCGTTACCCACAATGTAGGTTGCACTTACGTTACCAGCATTGATATTACCTGCGATACCAGCACCACCATTAACTACTAATGCACCTGTAGTTGTACTTGAACTTGGTGTTGTATGATAGATTGTAACATTACTGTATGCTGTAGATGAGCTACGAGCAATAAACACGTTACCTTGTTCATCAATGCGCATTTGTTCAGTTAATGAACCACCACTACCATTACGTGTATAAAATGCCAATTGACCTGTGGCTGTGTCACTTGCTGAGTTAGTTACTGCTATACGAGCAGTATTGTACATAACGTTAGATGTTGCCTTGGCTACAAAGTCAATCTTACTCTGTAATCCGCTACCACTTGCAGAACCACCTTGTAATTCTAAAGCACCGACGCCAGTTACTTGTGAACCTGTATCACCTAAACGTGCACCTAAGATAGTTAAGTATGCTGATGATCCTGAGATTAAACCATAACTGCCTAATCCTGTACCAGGAGTTTGTCCAATTAATATATTGCCCGATGTTATAGCACCTGTTACACCAACACCACCTGCTACTTGTAATGCACCTGAGGTTGTGCTTGATGATGCTACACCGCCTGATACTAAAACTGTAGTATTACCTGAAAAATATTGTAATGCCGCCGCGCCACCAAATGATGTGCCACCGCTGTTGTAGATAATTTGATTGGCTGATCCGCCCGGAATTGCAGCTGCATTACCTAACGGCCCCCAATTGTTTACATAGTATCCTTCGTATGCTCCTGTATCTGTGTTATAACGAATTTGTCCAGTAGTTGGACTACTTGGACGTTGAGCTGTATTACCATAACCAACACTGGTACCTACGTTACTGGTAAACACACCAATGGTAGCATATAGGTTACCTTGTATACCAGCACCACCACTAACTTGTAGTGCGCCTGTACCAGTTGAAATAGCTGTAGTTGTAGCTGGAATTATCAGGTTACCGTTGATATCCAAGGTCATTCTAGTAGTGCCCGGAGTAAACCAACGGAAGCTACCACCATAGTTATCTATTTGCCAGTTTTGTGTAGCATTACCAGTAAAGAAACCTACACGTGGACTTGGTGTTCCAGATCCAGCATTACCGATAAACACGCCTGGTATAGTTGTATTTTCAGTGTATGGTCCGCTAAATTGGCCATTACCATAAACAGTGATATTACCAGCCGAACTCATGGCTGTTAGGTTACCAAGAGTCGTAATATTAGTTTGACTTGCAGTTTGTATAGTACCGTAATGATTTACTGCATAGAAATTGCTCCACCATTGGGTTGAAGTACCTAAACTTACACTGGCATTTGAAGCAGTGCTTGGGTTTACAGAACCCTTCATTATTAATGAAGTTGTACTGTTACTAAAACGACCGATTTCATTTGATACATTTGCACCACCTACTGCAAATACAATATCATTAGACATACCAGTTGATAATAATAAGTTACCACCACCTGTTATAGAATTACCATAGGCAATTAAATAACCATCGTTGGGTTTAATTAAACTGTATCCTGGATAGTTATATGTGCTGCTTGCAACACCAATGTCAAAGAATGTATCATTAGGCGAACCGTTATTTGGAGTAAGAATAAGATCGCTAGATGCTAATGGGCCAGCATTAATATTCTGCATATTAAGCATAGCATAGCCATTATAGTTACTAGATATTTGGAAAGTAGTTTGTGGTTCTATTAAATATCCGGAACCGATACCTGCGTATAATGCACCAAATCCGTTTACGTTACCAAAGAATTGTCCACTATTACCAGTAATTTGTACCTGTGTTACGTTACCAATAACAGAAATTTCACCAGTTACTATCAAATTGCCGTTTACTGTTAGGTTGCCGCCATTGCCTACATTAGTTAAACCAGCTAGAGTAGTAAGATTTGGCTGACTTACTGTTTGTAATGTACCTGTTAGTGTTGTTGAACCACTTGCACCAATACTGGTCACACCAGCAAGTGTTGTAATATTAGGTTGACTTGCTGTACTTAACGTACCAGTTAGGGTTGCACCTGTATTACCAATCTGTGGACTGTATACTGCACCTGCGCTTACATAGGTAGTACCATAGATATATGCGCTGATTATATTGCCAGCATTGATATTACCTGTAGTTATATTTCCTGCAATAACATTTCCTGATACGTTAGCACTTGGCGGATTAAATGATACAGCTGAACCTAATTGCACTGTTGACCCATTGCTGGTAAATGACCAAGTACCAAGGCCATCTTGACTAAGACTAATAGATTCACTGCCTATATAAACTGTATTAGCACCGAAATATGCGCTATGAAATTTGTTTGTTGGTGATCCTAAATTATAAACTACATTAGCTGAAGGAATTAAATTACCGGTTATGTATACATCAGTTAATACTGATCCGCCACCAATGTTACCATAATGTGTTGTTGCATATATATTACCTGCAACACCTAAACCGCCTGCTACTACTAATCCACCTGTTGATATACTTGTGCTGGTAGTAGAACTATTAGCATAATGGATGCCTGTTGCAGCCAGTCTGGTAAAGTCACCACTCGCTGGGGTGGCATTACCGATTACTGTATTATTAATACTTGCGGCCGACAACGCACCTAATGTAGTAGTACTGGTTGATTGTAATGTAGTAAATGCTCCCGTCGATGCCGTTACATTACCTATTGCTGTAGCCTGGATATCTCTAGCATATACACTTAATCCAACACCTAATCCGCCAGTGACTACTAAACCACCAGTAGTTGTGCCACTTGCTAACGCAATTGAGTTAGCGTAAACAATACCAGTTGCAGCCAGTCTGGTAAAGTCACCACTGGCTGGAGTAGCATTGCCGATAATTGCATTGTTAATGCTGGCCGCAGTTACCGCACCTAATGTTGTAATGTTGGGTTGACTTGCTGTTTGTAGTGTACCAGTAATGCCATTATAGAAAGTAGCCGCTCCCCAATACGAACTTGTACCACCTACACTTAATGATGTTAGGTTACCGACTGCGGTAATATTAGTTTGACTCGCTGTTTGTAGTATACCTGTTAAGGTAGTTGAACTACTTGCACCAATACTGGTTACTCCAGCAAGTGTTGTAATGTTGGGTTGACTTGCAGTAATTAGTGTACCACCAATACCACTATTACCATATATGTAACCAAGTGTTTGTATAGTACCTTGCACATTTAATGATGTAATTGTGCCTAGCGAATTGATATTGGGCTGTGCGTTAGTTAATAATGTACCTGTTAGGCCGTTTACTGTTAGATTTGCATATTGTGAAACTGCAATATTAGAATTAATTAGACCAGAATTACCTGTAAAACCCAAGATAAATTGATCAGTAGTTTCGTTCCAATAAACTGCAACATTAGAACCAGTACCACCACGATTGAATATAAACCCAATATCAGTATTGGCTAAGGTTGATGTACTGTTAAGTCCGATAATAGGGTCGGCAAAATATTCTACAGTGGTATCAAGGTTATCTATTTTTACTCTGGTTAATGGCATTGGTTATACTCTTAAAGATGTTCTAAGTATTTATTCAAAAAAATAGGACCTACGGGTCCTATTCTTTATACTACAGTTATACTACGCTTGTGATTCGTTCCATTGAATTTGAATTTCACCTGTAACTGCAACGTTAGCAGTTGGTACAAGAGCAGTAATATTAATTGCTAATAACTCTGGACCATCTGGATAGACGTTGTATCCCGGAATACCACTGTTACCCAACTGTTTAACCATTGACAAGTCTAGCTGACCTGAGTTGGTATAGTTAACTGGAATAGCAAATAAACGTTCACCGCCTGTGGCCCATGTTACGCCACTACCACTGGTAGTAAAGCTGATCTGACCAGTTTGGCCAGCAGCACCGGTAACGTTACCATAGGCAATCTGCGTATAGCTCGGTTGGATAGCACCACTTGGGTTAGTTGTTGCATTATATGGACTGTTGTACATAAAACCCCATGTGGTACTTGTAGTGCTGATGTTATTTGGATTTAAAATACCTTCAATTAGATAACGTGCACCAGTTGTAGTTGATACGTTATTACCAGAGAAGTTAATAATCATGTTTTGTAACAACAACTGCGCACGATTAACTAGATCACGTTGTCCTAGATCACCCGGAATTTGGTTACTTACCGCAGGTGACAAACGCATAGCAAACGATGTAACTGTTGTGTTACCTGCTGCTAGGCCTGTTGGGAACGCCACGTTCGCTGTTGAATATGTATAAGCATAACCACGGTCAACGTCGAATCCACCGTCTAGGATAATTGCACTACCCCAGTGGTTCAAGCTCGGTGCTGATGTAGCTGAAATAACACGAACCGATACGTTGGCATTGTGAGCCGCCGCACTACCCGCCGAGAACGATTTGTTAGCACCATCTTGCCATAAGTTAAATGTTGCAGCACGTGTTACGCCAGTAACTGTAGCAGGAGTTACTCCACCAACAGTAGTACCTTGTGTAATACCTGTACATTTTAAAATCTCATTGTCAATTAATACATAAACTGGCTGTGTTGGTGTTGGTGTTGGGAATTGTGTACTATCTAAAATAGTAAATGTTGTATCAGTACTGTTTATACCTGTATAGTTATATGCAGTGCTATTAGCATTTAATATTTGATATGGTGTATCATTAATAGCTTCGTAACGTGCAGGTAAGTTACCAGTACGCATATACGCTTGATAATTCAAGTTGTTGTTCATAAAACGATGACAGAATACATAATTACCGTTTTGTCCGCGAACACCGTAGTCTACGAAACCAGCACCGTACCATGTGTATTGAATCATCAACATCTGCATCTTAGTTGGATCCATTAAGTAACCACTTGGGCCAGTACCATCTAAACGGTCTAGGTTCCACTGTGCTTGTTGCACACGACGTTCAACAACCTTACTTGGTTTAATACGTGTTTGGTTAGTTAGGCCACGCCATACTGGTGAAATCGTTAGTTGGTTATCATCAATAATACTTGTAACAGTGTGTGTCATACCACGTAACACAATCTTATCACCAGCTACATACTGTTGAGTAAAGTGGCAAGTACCATCGCCTGTACACAAGTTAGTAGCAACTTCAACTGACACAGTACCAGTCATGTAGTAAGTGGCTGAACGTTGTACTACGTTAATCTGTGTACCTGTGTTTTCAAAGAATACACCGTTTTGTGCATCAAAAATACCAGCACGTACACTTGCACCAATCCAACTAACTGTAACTGCTTTTGGTTGGTTTTGATAAATTACGTTAGCACCAGTATCGCCTAATGAACTTGCAGCATTAACTTGGAATGTGTGGTCACCAGTGATAGCCTGTACTAGATAATAACCGTTATAACCAGTAGTAGTAATACCACTAATTTGAATATTGGCACCAATTTGTAATTGATGTTCCTGGTCAGTGGTAACTGTAATTGTACTACCTGCACCTGTCCCTGTCGAACTAACTGCTGTTAGGTCAAAGTTAGAACCTAATAGTGTACCTGATGTCCACATTAGACCTTTACCAGATTGGTAACGGAAGTATTTCTTAGTTTGACGTGCTGCACTTGCGCCGTGATGCGGTGTACCTGTACCTAGTAACACACCACCGTCTGCAGCTCTATGTGTAAAGAACGCACTTGGACGAGCATAAATTGCACCAGTGATTGGACCAGTTACACTTGCACCAGCTTTAGCTTGGAATGTAAATGTAGTTGGGCTAGGAATACTTAAAATAGTAAACGAACCGTTGCAATAAACACTATTAGTTGCTGCAATCAAGTTAGCCAGAATAGGTGTTGCTGGAGCTAGGCCGTGTGCATAAGCCGTTGTACCTGTGATAGTACTCGGTGTAGCACCATCAGATGTAAATGATACCTGTGGTAAACTTGCTGTACCATAGAAACCAGCATAACGAATCTGTGTGTCCCAACGATTTAGTTGGTAACCGACTGTAGCTGTACTACCACGACGTGGATAGTAGGTAAAGTAGTTAGTGTATGTATTAACTATTTGATATTGTCCTTCACTATTAGTATCATAGTGGTTAGTTGTACTTACAGCACCATTGGCCACAAAGTGGTGACCAGGTAAATTAATACCAATTAATGGTAAGTTAGCTGAACCAGCTACAAATATACCGCTTAAACGTACAATCGGACTACCAACCGGTACTGATGAAACTGCTGTGGTGCCCATCGCACCACGTGCGATTGTTGCTGTATTACCTGCTGTTGTACCAATTGTAGTTGTTTGTAAAATTTCAACGTTGGTACCTGAACCATTTGATGCATCCCAGTTAATTGCTTGGATAACTGAACCTTGTGTTAACAAGTCTTGTGGGGTTGTATTCATGTAAGCACGGTTAACGTTAATAGTTGTTGAACTTGGAATACTTACGATATTAGCCAGTTCAGCTTGTGCAACTACATATACAGCCGAACCTGAGGTAATATAAGCATTACCTGCATTTGTTCCTAGACGATTACGTGCTACTGTTAATGAACCTGTACCACCACCTGCTGTAACTGTCATTAATTCTGTGGTAAATCCTAGTCCTGAAGTAGTGTTAGCAGTAAACACCATGATCATGCTACCAGTCGAAATACCAGTACCACTTGCTACTGCTAATGATGTAGTACCTGGTGACAAGTTTGATGTAGATACTGTTGTAGTTGGGCCGTTAGCTGATGTTGGAGCATAGATAATAACAACATTCTGACCAACTGAGAAATTAGAGCTATTGGCTACAGTTAGACCACGTTGGTTTTCGCTGGCTACGTTGGCTGTTACATAGGTAGTTGCTGGCGGACTTGCTACATATGGGTTCCATGTAATTGCAAAGTCACCACTGGTCCAGTTAGGCTGATTGTTGCCTGCCATACCGTTGTTACTGATAACTACAGAAGTTTGTGAGTTAGAAGTAATTGCAGTTCCTGTAAATCCAACATATGAAATAATGTTAGCATAAACATCTGAACCCGGAACTTCATAGATACTTGGGTTATCGTTATTAGTAAACAAACTTTGCCATTTGGTATTTTGTAGACCATACTCAAAGTCAGCGTCAATTAATGACTGTGGATTAGCAACACGCATACGTTCAACAGCATCTGTAGCAAATGGACGTTGTGCTTGATAAGCAGCTTCAACGTAAATAGCTAATTTGTCAGTACTACTCAAACTTGAAGTATTTGTGTTCAATGTAATTGTAGTTACACCGTCAATACTTGTTGGAAAATTAGCATTCGGACCGCTGGCCCAAGAAATAGTACCACTAAGTGTAGTATCAGCAAAGTTATAAATGAACGTCTGAGATGTTGCATCTAAAATTGCTAATACCTGAGCTGAACCATAGTTGCCTGGTATTTGTACGTATCCTAAACCTGCTGTGTTTGGTGAAAATACGTATTGTTTAATCTGTTGTCTTGCCATCTTTTATGCCCCAAAAATAAGTGAGTTTGCTAACAATGTAGCTTTTGTAGTAGTTGCCAATGTGCCATACTGTACTGTGCCCGGAACGAACATTGAGTTAGTAAGTGTATTGTTACTTGGTATACCAGTATTTAATACATCTCCGTAGACCATGACAAAAAAGTGTCCTAGTAAACTCGAACTAGGAGCAGTTGCAAAAACTATAGTAGTTCCGCTAAAATAATAATCAACACCTGGATTAAGTATTGCTCCATTGGCTACTACAATAGTAGCATAGGGGTTACTAACTGTATAACTCTTTCCAGAGACTGTTGTATTAAAAGATGATAAGCTACCGTTAAATTGACTTGAAATATCATCTAATTTAACAAAATTACCTACCTGTGGTGTTTGACCTAAGTATGACATGTTTTCCCCTAAACTCTTCCGACTACAACTTCAATCACGCTTTCTAATCCATCGTGATCTTCTAATGCTTTACCAATTACTGATCCAATCACTGGGTTAGCTTCTGCACGGGCATAACCATTGCCGGCACTTACCATCATGTCACCTTTCTTAACTATACCTTGTACTCGGCAAGGAACACGTCCTGTAAGAGCAACACTAACTGAAAATTGTCCATTTAGTGAATCGTATGCTAGGTCTTCATTCATTAAGAAAGCAGGTTTAGTAGAAACAACACCTGCTATAGTAGTATCCATATTAGTTGTACTTTGTGTTACTTCGTATGCACCACCGAATGATACCACAGTACCTGGAGCATAGTCGGCATCACCGATATATTTTTCTGCAACGTCAGCGTATTGTGCATATTGTGCTGTGGCAAAAATTGTATTAAATCCTGCACCACTTGCACCAATATTACCTACTCCGCCAGTGCCACCATTACCGATAGCAATACTACTGTTTTGTCCATTAACATACATTGTTCCTTGTACACCAACACCACCGCCTACCACTAATGCACCAGTAAGTGATGTAGTTGATTGCGTAGTTGCTGTAACATTCGCATTGCCGATCCATAAGTCTGCATAGACATAACTACCGTCGTTAGTTGTAACTAATGTACCTGGTTGTGTGACTAAGTTAGCAAATAATCTATAACGTTTGTCTGATTGCGCACGATATAAACCTGTGTAACGTTGTGTTGTACCGTCGTTGTATGTACCAACAAAACCTTGGTCAACAGAGTCACTTACGTTTGTGTTAGCTAAAAACAAGAAAGGTGTATTAACAACTAAACTATTTGTACTTGTGGTATTAAATGCCCCTGCTACAGTTAATCCGCCAGAGATAATCATACTACCACCAACGTTTAAGCTCTTAGCAACACCCATACCTCCTGCTAAAATAACAGCACCCGTTGCACTACCGGATGAATCTGTAGAATTAGTAACATGCAATGTACCAGCAACATATTGTGATCCACTGATACCAACACCACCATTAACTACTAAAGCACCCGTAGTTGAACTTGATGAAACCCCTTGTCCGCTGTCACTCATGGTTACACGAGTATTACCTGCTAAAGTAAATGCTAGACTGTTGGTGCTTGGCCAGTATATACCTGTAGAAGCCGCCGCAGTTGAATAAAGACTTGGAGCAGTAGTTGTTCCTACAGGAAAGGCATTTGCACTAAGATATACAGTATTAAGGCTACCAGCAATAAATGTTACACTAACATTATTAGTACCTGCTGTAGGGGCATTGCCTGAAGTAAATGTCAGTGTAGTTCCGGCCGCTGTATAACTAACACCAGGAATTTGTAGTGTATTACCTACCTGTACAATAATATCAGATGCCTGACTAATACCCTGTTGTAGAGAAAATTGTAATGTAGAACCAGTGCCACTAAAATATTGTGTAGCAGTACTTAAAGTCTGTTGAACTGGTTTTAAACCAACATAAGACATATTATGTAATCTCCATGATGCTCATATATGCATCAACTGATCCAGATGCTGTACTAGATACATAAATGCTGTCATTTGACTGTAATACCATCTTCTGATCACCACCGACTATAACTAATGTACCACCTGCTGAAATCGGTGCGCTTTTAACTAAGTTAACATTACCCGAAGCAGTATTAACGTATGCTGTTGCACTAATTGTTGATCCCGAAGTATTTGCTATTGAGAACCCAACCACAATAGTTGTAGTAGCTGGAGTATAGTTGACTACATAGCTACCTACTTGGGTTGCAGTTGTACCAACGTTTGCGCTAAATTTTCTATAAAATGTATTTGCCATCTTGTTTTCCTATTAACCACCTAATGCTATTGCTAATGCTGTGGCATCAGCTTGAGATGCTGCATTTATGCCTTTAATTGTTTCTGCTACTAAAACTGTAACTGTATTTGCGGTTATAAGGTTAGCCGTTAAACTTGCTACTGTTTCGTTTAGACTCACTGTTAAATTTGCCACTGTTTCATTTACTGCAACGTTGATCACGTTGGCAGTTTCGTTTGACATGGTAGTATTACCAACAATGGTGGTAGCACCTTGTACTATAAGATTACCTGCAATTAGTACATCGCCTGTTGCGGCTGTGATAGTCGTAGATCCGACTGTTAGTCCATTATGGACTACGAAGTTTTGATTAGCCACTGTTCCATATCTCCCAAATAGCTTTATTAAAGTTATTTATGCTATTTTTAAAAAATGTCTAGCCAAAAAAATAGCACCCGAAGGTGCTATTTTAACTTAAACTAATTTAGTTTAGTAGTGCATACCCGGTTGTGGGTTATTAGTTTCTTCTTTAGGCAAATCATAGATTGCACAATCAGAAGTTAATAATAAACCAGCAACACCAGCGGCATTTTGTAGTGCGCATCGTGTGACCTTAGTAGGATCAACAATACCCATTTCAATCATATCACCATAGGTATCATTAGCAGCATTAAATCCATAGTTAGCAGTACCACCGGCTACAGCATTAACTACAACTGACGATTCTCCACCTGCGTTTTCTACAATACTACGTAATGGAGCTTCAATAGCACGTAGGACAATGTCAATACCAACTGATTGGTCATGGTTCTCACCTTTTAATCCCAATACAGCCTGTTTAGCACGTATTAGTGCAACACCACCACCTGGTACAATACCTTCTTCAACTGCGGCACGTGTAGCATGTAGAGCATCATCGACACGGTCTTTCTTTTCTTTCATTTCAACTTCTGTTGCAGCACCTACTTTGATCACAGCAACGCCGCCTGCTAATTTAGCTAGACGTTCTTGGAGTTTTTCTTTTTCGTAATCTGATTCGGCTGAATCAATTTGTGTACGAATCGTATTAACACGTGTGTCGATATCTTCTTTAGCACCACTACCATCAATAATAATAGTATTGTCTTTGCTAATTTCAATACGTGCCGCTTGGCCTAGATCTGCTAAAGTAACTGAATCAAGTTTGTAACCTAATTCTTCAGCAATTACTTTACCACCAGTTAATACTGCAATATCTTCCATCATTGCTGTACGACGATCACCGAAACCTGGAGCCTTAACAGCCGCAGTACGAATAACACCTTTCATGTTATTAATAACCAATGTTGCTAATGCTTCGCCCTCTAGGTCTTCTGTGACAATAAACAATGGACGAGCCGCTGAGCGTACTTGTTCTAAGATAGGAAGAATATCTTTGATAGAACTAATTTTCTTGTTGAATAACAAGATGTATGGATTTTCTAATTCAACAATTTGTTTCTCTGGATTAGTAATAAAATAAGGACTTAGGTATCCCCTATCAAATTGCATACCTTCTACTACGTCAAGTTCCATAGCAAGACCATTTGCATCTTCTACAGTGATAACGCCTTCGCGTCCAACTTTGTCCATGGCCTGTGCAATAATTGAACCAATTTCGTTATCGCTGTTAGCTGAAATAGTACCAACTTGTTCAATACTGGCTGTAGAATCACAAGGTACAGCAATCTTTACAAGTTCAGCAACTACAGCGTTTGTAGCCATATCAATACCACGTTTAAGATCCATTGGGTTCATACCAGCGGCCACTGCTTTATTACCTTCTTTGACAATAGACTGTGCTAGGACAGTAGCTGTAGTAGTACCATCGCCTGCTTGGTCGGCTGTTTTACTTGCTACTTCCTTTACAAGTTGTGCGCCCATATTTTGTAGCTTATCTTCTAATTCAATTTCTTTAGCCACAGTTACACCGTCCTTGGTAATATGTGGGCTACCATATGATTTAGCAATAATAACATTACGTCCTTTAGGACCTAGTGTTACTTTTACTGCATTTGCCAAGGTGTTAACACCTTCAATCATTTTTGTGCGAGCGTTCTCGCCAAATTGTACGTCTTTAGCTGCCATATCTTAGTTCTCCTCAATAACTGCGTAAATTTCTGATTCTTTTAGAACAAGTAATTCTTCACCTTCAATTTTTACAAGTTCACCTGTGTTTTTGCCAAACAACACACGGTCATTAACTGTTAATGACATTGGAATTAGAGTGCCTTCTTCTGTTCTGCGTCCTGCACCAACAGCTAACACTACGCCTTGATCTGGTTTTTCTGCTACGTTGTCAGGGATAAAAATACCGCCTGCTGTTTGTGTGTCTGCATCGACACGTTTGATTACTACACGATCGTGTAATGGATTTAATTTCATTTCTTACTCCTTAATTAAGCAAATAAAATATATGCTACGCCCTATATCAGGCACGAAACATATAGTATAATACAGACAACTATTTAAGTCAAAAGTTTTGGTGACTAAAGATTTTCTAAATCCGTTAATTGGATTTGGTAAAGTTTTTTCCAACGTTGATGGTCGTCGCTACCATAGCGTACACCCATGGTATATTCAACATGTTCATTTAGTAGAATAGCAGTAGGAGTACCATGGCTTACAATTAGATTCAATTTTTCAGCTTCTTCTAATACCTGTGCTTTGGTTAGAAGATATAGGTCTACAGTAATATTTTCACTATCTGTATCATCTACGTGACCATATAGATAGTAGTCAATTTCCTGCCAGAAACGATGTTGTAGGCCTGTTGGGCCAGTGTCAGTGCGAATGCACCATTTTTGTTCAATGTATTTGCCACTTAGTGTAAGACTATCACCACGATCTGCTTTGGCTTTTAATCTAGTCCAACCAAACTGATTATTGATCCATTTCTCAAATTTCGGACCGTATTGTTGCGCACTTGGATATGTAGCACTGATCAATGCCAAGTCTTCTAGACTAAGGTCCATACCCCAGTTTGATTTGCTGTACATTTTTTTAATTAATTTTTTCTGTTTGTGAGCCGCTACTGCCATTGCGCGATCAAAATTTGTTGTCATATTAGTCTTTCATAATAGATTAGAAGAAACCCGCCGAAGCGGGTGGTTGTTTTGGTAACAAGGTAAGTCCTACCCCGGACGTTGCAGTTTCTTAGGCTGCTACAGCTTCGGTACCACGAGCGAAGCGGAAGCCACGACCCATAGATACTTTAACTACGTCTTTAGTATTTTCGTTTGCATTTACTTGAGTTTGCGTTTTACATCCACATGATGTGTTGACCCTTATCCTATCCCGCCACGTCGAAACCAAATACACCCCCACTCAAGACACTTTTTCAAATGCCCTCAGTGGAGGTGGCCGGGGTCGAACCGGCGTCCGCAACGATATTACTTTAGAGCTTATACAACAATTCTTTAATACAATACTTATCTAGGTATTAGGTTTTACTACCACTTCTGGTGCTCGTATAGTCATTGGGTTCTTATCATCAGTCCAACGTGCTTTATTAGGACTAAACAACCTCTGTCTAAAGCTGGCCATTAGGCCTGGACCCCAATAGGTACTAACCATACTTTCTGCAAATTTATCATACTCTGGGTCAGTGAATCTAGTCCAACAGCCTTCATGTAGCGCAGGTCCTGACTCTGACTCTGTAGCATAGGCCCTATAGGGATAATCTGAAGTTTTAACTCGACAATCTTCTAGGGTTAATACAATGTACCCGCCACTGTCATTTGGCATGTACATTTCAGTTGGTTCATCTGCCATTGCAGACAATGACACTAATAGTGCAAGTGTAGCGATCCTCATAACATATCCTCCATAGTAGCGGTCGGGATAGAATCGGGATCGCTATACCAGTATTTACACCTTAGGCAACGATTCCTGCACGTGTTTTGATAGCCTCAATGCTTAATGCACTCTTAGGACGGCTTAATTTAACAGCATAATTATGATTGTATTTCTCATCTGCAAGTGTAATAGCTTCTGCAAAACGAGGAGTATCCATTAATGTTGTTGCTTTTAAGTGTGTAACTGCATCAGCTTTAGACAGCGGTTCTGGAAGTTCATACAATTCGATATCAGTATGACCATCTTTGACCAACATCTTAACACGGCTAACAAAATCATTAGCAAAACGCACTTTGGTAACACCGTTAAGTGTCGAAACTCCAACTACTTTAAACATATTTTTCTCCTACAAGTTAATATTATACTGCTCAGTTACTATTATACTACCAAAATATCAAAAAGTCAACCAAATTATTCATAAATCCAACCTAAATTTTCAATGTTATGGATCCAAGTATAAATTGGAGTTGTAAATTCCAAAGTCCAAATACCATTCCACCCTAGATAGGTATGATTAGTTAACTCTGGTTCACCTTGTGTGTGATGTGGGTAATTTGGTCTATATATCCCAGACCAACCAAACTTAGGATTGGTAATACCATTGAATTCAATTTCCTCAATTACTACTGCAGTATCATAGCCATTGGCCATATCTGAATCTAGGTCAGTCTTGCCCAGTAGTTCAACTTCAAGGTGATGTACACCTGCAGGCTTATTCAGATGATAGTAATAGGTTATAGTATCCCTTAGAGAAGTTTGTCTATACTCCCCATCTAGTCCAACTCTAACCGTGGGAGGTTCCCTAAACCAAATTGGTTTTAATTTAACTACAATATTAACTGGGTAGGTTCTTTCCACGTGTAAACTCTTCTGTTAGTTCTGGATATAATTCCACTGCATCAAATCCATAGACCTTGTCCCACTTTAGGCAATGCTCTACCAAACTATTAGTTCCCGGCCGGAATGTCGGGGTTGTTTCTAATAGATTAAGTGCTTGGATAACCTGTAGTTTAATTGATTTCTGATAGTTATGAGGATCACTTTCGTTAAATGGTGCCGTGCTGACATCGGCTAACTTGGTCATAAGTTCTGCATATCTAAGTTTGTATGCTTGTTTTACCCCTTGTGGCAATGCCGATACACTTAGATAATCAGGATTGGTAACAATTAAACTTTTAATTAAGAATTGATGGTCTAGACAATATTCTAATAAAGTATGATAGTATCCAATGCTTAATGCACTGATCGCAGGCCGTAATGTAATTGAAATCGAATCATTACATAATTCTTTATAACGTTGTATATTCGTCAAGACGTCTTGTAGTTTAGATCCTTGACGAATATAGTCATTGTGTTTGGTCACAGTTTCTATACTAATTTCAATTCCTGTACGAGGAAACTTTGACAATTTTTTAATTAGGTCAGGTTTGAATACTGTGCCATTGGTTACAAAACTAAATGACACATCGAATCGTTTATGTAGAGTCATAAAGTCCACCAGCTCTTCAAAACGATTAGTCAGCAGTGTTTCTCCGCCCATTAGATGTATGTTTTTAAGATGGGGTATAGATAAGAGATCATTTAAGAATCTAGTCCAAACCTCTGAATCTTTAGTCCAATCAGTACCTAAGAATTGTCGATGTTCTGCATGCCCCCACTTGACCATTTGGGTAGCAATAGTACTACTTGCACCACTCCAACACATCTTACAGGCCAAGTTACAATAGTTGCCTAGGTCAATGTGTAGATCGACTGGTAGGGTATTAGTAAGACCATCCATGCCTTCACTGAATTTAAAATTATCATAGTGCGGGCTTTGTTCAAAACTGTCATAAAACGCAATTTCTGTAAATATTGCACTCTTATGGTTAGCACGATGTCTGCGACTTGTGCCACCAAATTCTGTTTCGTTATAACAGCGATTACAAACAGGAGTTCCACTATTGTCTAATACGTCTAATCGAAATTGCCTTACTGGTTTGCTGTTAAACCAATCATTCAACGACATTGTTTTGATATTGTACTGTGAGGCTTTTGAAGGAGGATATAATTTCATATCCTCTTGACAACAGATGCCGAGACTCCCATCCCAATAGATGTGAGCCTCGTACCATGGTGTATTACAAAATACGTTTGTATTGGCCATTAACGCTGAGTAATTACTTCGTCGGCTAGGCCGTAGGCTACTGCTTCTTCTGCTGATAAGAATGTATCAAACTTCATAGTTTCAAACAGTTCATCGTAGGTTTTACCTGCGGTATTGTGCTTGACATACAGTTGAGTTAGACGTTCATTTAAACGCTTGCTTTCTTCCATTGAACGCACAGCATCTTCAAACTGTAGTTCTTGTACGTGTACACTACCACGTGTACCAGGAGTACCTGAACTCACACGGTGAATCATTGTACGGCTTTCTGGTAGAACAAAACGTTTACCTTTGGTACCCGCCTGTGCTAGGAAACTTCCCATACTACATGCTTGACCTAAAACAATAGTTCTCACATCAGGTTTGATAAACTGCATAGTATCATAGATAGCCAAACCAGCAGTTACACTACCACCTGGACTATTGATATAGAATAGGATGTCTGTTTCTGGACTTTCACTTTCTAGGTATAACATCTGTGCTACGATTGAACTGGCAGTATGTTCATTAACATCAGTGTCTAACATTACAATACGATCTTTAAGTAGACGTGAATAAATGTCATAGGCACGTTCACCTTGACTTGTGCGCTCTACTACCATTGGGACTAAATTTGACATACTGTTCCTTTTGTTTTATTTAACGGCGTTCTTGCTTCTCTTTACAAAATACGCACAAGCGACAACCAGGAATTGCTAGGCGACGTGCTTCTGGAATTTCGTCACCACACTCTTCACATTCTTCCAAACTCGGTTGTGCCGCTTGCTCTGCTAATTTGCGACGAACGTCTGCTACAGCATTCATATTATTATGAATAGCATGAAGCTGACCAAACTCTTCTTCAGCTAAATTATTCATGAAGTTATCATCTTCTACTATAAGTTGTTTCATTTTACCTTCTTAATGATAAATAATACTATGTATTATATATTCAAATAATACAAAAGTCAAGAAAATTGTCCTTCGCGATACTGGTAATATCCAAGGACTCTATTACTATATAGGAGTAACAGCATGAATATTTATTCTATCTATAAAGCCACTAACCTTATTAACGGAAAATCCTACATAGGATTTGATGCCTGTTGGCCTACTCGACAAAAAGATCATAAACGAAATTATACTAAGAAAAATAATAAATTCTATGCTGCAATTCGTAAACATGGATGGAAGAATTTTAAATGGGACATTCTGTACCAATCCAATGACAAAGTTTATACTCATAAAGTTATGGAAGAACATTTTATAAGAGAATATAATACCCATTGCGATAGTGGGCACGGCTACAATATGTCGTACGGTGGCGACGGCGGAAACAGGTCTATAGAGACTATAGAAAAAATGAAATACAACGCTGTTAATCGATCGCCGGAATATCAAGCCAAACTCAATGGGCAATTTGAAAAAGGCTGCATAGCATGGAATAAGGGGATGGTCGGTGTTTGGAAAAGGACTGAAGAGTTTAAAGAAAATCTTCGCAAACCGAAGTCTGAAAAATTTAAAGAAAATCTGCGGAAACCCAAACCCAAGGTTGTGTGTCGCATTTTTGATAGAAAGGAAATGGCTATACAACATTATTCACAATGGATTAACCGATTATCTCAGTAATCACTCTTTATGTTTTTAGGTAAAACCGGTCTGTCAACGTCAAGCATATTTAACCTAGTATATAGTATGCTCAACAAATTCTTTACTGACTGTTCTGTTCTGGTACGATACTCATCAGTAATACCTGGATTGGCAACCATAATGCGTCCAAGTTCGTGCGCTTCTGTGATAGCTCGTTGTAGAGTTTCTAGTTCTGTCAACCAAAATAATGCCAAAATAAACCAGCGACGGCAGTTAACATCATAATGCCATTAACTACAATTAGACTAGGTTTACGCCAACGGATGCTAACGGTTAACCAACACACTCCACCAAAGCACAATAAGATTGGACCTTGGGGATAGTAGCCCAAGCTGTTTACGGCTGTGCCTAGAATAAGGATAGCAGTGCCTAGCCATTCTAACCATTGATTGACGCGATTATTTTCCATTAAAACGCAACCGTACCAAGTTCAACATATTCAAGTTCTTCTAAGGCTTCTTGTTCGCTGTCAAAGCCACATACATCATAGCCGGTAGCATAGTGCTTGACATACCAACGACCATTGCCTGGACTTGCTTCGGTGTCAATACCAACTTCACCAACGCCTTGAATTACTTTTTTTACTAGATCCATTGTTTGTTCCTTAGTTTGTAATTACACAATCACCGCTAACACGCACTAATTTATGTGTGTTGGCATCTTCTAAGAACCAACCATCACTGCCCTGTTCAGTAGCAATTTTACCAGTGCTATCTCCTTCGTAGATGGTTTTACCACCCGAATAGCAGACAATATGACCAGCACTACCAATAGTAGTAATTTGTTTGAGTTTAGCATCAGTACATGCTGTCACTGATACTGCTAAGATAATTAATAATAATTCACGCATGTTATTTTCTCCTTATGCTGTCGTTAATAAGTTCGGCTATATCTTCGTTTTTGTATGCCCAACCAGTGAATGTGTTCATAGCCATTTCAAAATGGTCATTAATCAAATTCACGACCTTTGTTAAGACCACTACTGCAATTACCAATGGTAGTGTAATCAGTGCCACTGCCCAAAATAAGCATTTACGCATTATAATTGTCCTTTATTATAAACTACAGCCCAAATAATCCAAGCCGCCAATGTACCCCAGGTACCTACAGCCAGCAACGTGAACAGTACGTTAAGTAAGAATGTTTTCATTATCTACCTGTGCCCCATCCGCGCCACTCACTACCATCGTTGCCGTGATACGCTGTAACGCCGCTGTCCTCATTATAACCAATCAAGTCGAAGATGTATTGACTCCATACCCTAACAAATACAATTGGAGTGATCTTAGCTGGATCTGCTGTCTTACGGTTAACTGCAATTAACCATAGTGTTACATCAAATGCTAGGACTATGCCACGGATGATGTGATAGACAAAGTATGCTAAAATTAAACTAACAATACCTAAGAAAAATACACCCGATATTTCTAAAAAGTTCATGTCAAATTCCTTTATTAAAATTCTCTAATTTCGAGATAATCTGACGCATCGTTGTAAAAACGATCAGCTACCCAAGCCATCGGGTCACCATCACGTGCTTTAGCAGTACCATAAGGCATCATTCCGTTAGACAAATAGTAATCATACAGTGCTTCGTATAAGTTGTCTGACATGTCGTCACCTTTAAGGAATGACTTAACATCATTTAAATGCTGTTCGATTAGTGCAGCCATTGCTATGTACAATTTGTTCATACGTCTTGCTCCTTATTAAGTTTACAAGTGCTACTATAGATTCTTTTAACCAAAATGTCAAGCTCTTTTTTTAGGTTTACTTAACATAGCCATGGTTACAATACCAAAGTTATCTGGATCTTTGAAGTAGAGACGACCATCTTTGTATTGCCAAACAGCCTCTTCATCAACTACCCACGGATATTGCCCAGTGTGCTACCACTTTTCTGCCAACGTGGACTCCGACGATAGTAACACTTACCTAAAACTTCGCGACATAGTTTTTGTGCGTGTGTTTTGAACCCTTGCGGTACAGCAATTGAATAGGGTAAGGCCTTTTCAAGTTTTTTAAGTGTTGGTTCGTATGCGTAGCGTTTCATTTATA